AAGTGTGGCAAAAAAGCCACAATATCCCGATAAATTAAAGGGTTATTTGGTTAGTGCGCACTTACCAATTAATGCAATGGTAATGTGTTGGGTAACAAATTGCTGTAATCTGTTATCTTGAAAAGTTTCAGAATTTTAATCACTTCTTTGGGCGGTAACCCATTGAAGTCTTCTGCACAGAAAAATAATTTCAATTTGCCATCCGATGAGACAATGAATCCAAAATCGGATTCATCAATACCTAGATTTTCATCATCGTTGTCGGTCAAGCTTTCTTCAACTTCTTGCAGCCTGGTAGATTTGTGTCGTGGCATGATAGCCCCTTTACTGTTGTAACTTCATTGTTACTGTTTCTATTTATAAAATAGATGGTCATCTATCTTGGCTGTGGGTTTGAGATTCCAACCAGTCTTCAAACCAACTGCATGAAAGTGAGTGGCACCTTCGGTTATGTCAAGTCGATCTTTGGGGTCGTGGCTCAATAGATCATAGGCCACTTGTCGACTTTGTTTCCAAGCCTGTTGATTGGCGATTTCTTTGGGTTCTTCACATTTCCAACTGAACATGCAGACCTCACCAATTTTTTGGTTAATAACTCCACAGACTGTTTTGGGATAACTGGGCTTGGCCAATCTGTTGAGCACCACCTGTCCCACTGCTATCTTACCAACTAAACTTTGATTGGCTGCTTCAAAATAAATGTTCTCAGCCAAACATTGAAGTTCATTTTTATTCACCGGAATCTTCTTAAGACTGTTTATTGCAGGCTTCACTGTTACCGCGGCTATGCCGCTTAGAAGTCCTTCTGTCTCGGATGCCATCTTTCGATAATAATTGATATCAAGTAATTGTTTAATATTGAAACTTAAACTTAAGACCACTAACATGGCCAGTAAAGATGGAAGCATCCTATTACGAGCATTTTCTGCATACATAATAGTTCTCCTTGGGTAAAATATTTACTAGAGATACAAATTAGTTATAGTATACTATTAGTTGAATCAAGTCAAGAGTAAATATCGCCTAAGCTGAAGCCCGTAATGACTGAGCATAGGCCATTGGATCCAATTTTGTGCCGGGACTTATGCCAAAAACCGACATTCTACCGAGGTTTATGCCTTCGATCAGTCCCGCTTGAATGGATTCTCCATACAAATCGGAAGTGGCCATACGGTCCAATTGATTTCCCAAACTCAATCGCATGGGATCCACACCAAAATTATGCAATGAATTGGCAAAGGTCATGACGCCCATTTTATTTGATTCGGTGGTGCCCGGAATGATACCAGCCAATCCAAGATTGGTTTTTTCTGTAGACAGACGTTCTGCACAGGCAATCATTTTTTCATTGGCATTGGATATGTCGTCGGCAATGGAAAGATCAATATTGATTTGATCTATTAGATTTTGCAGTTCATTGGGATCCAAATTTAATTCAATATCTAAATAAGTTTTGAATGCAGAGACTGTGTCACTGCTTTCCAATAGACTCACTTGAGTGTCGATAATGAATTTGAGATCATCGGTATAACCCAATCCACTGGCACTGGCAGTCATGTCTGCCGCAGTGGGATTGCCAAAAGGACCAGCACCTTGTCCCAATGAGGAAGATAAATTGCTAACCAGATTATCCGGTAGTGGGCTCTTCAAAGAATTCAGCAAGGGAAATGATCTCAAGACCAATGAAGACAAAAATGTACCAACGGTGCTCAAGGAACCAAACTTCCCACCTATGTTGGATAATTTATTTGACAAATCTCCCAATGTGGGATTCTCTCCCACAGCAGCAAGAGCGTCTTCGGTGAATAAATTATTGATATCCAGTACATCGGCCAACGTGGAAATGTTTTCCGGGAAGGCTGGTTCAAAATTGGTAACTGAAATTATTTCATCTAGGTCACTGCCCTTTATCTGTTCTAATATATTGGTCAACACTGCCTTTTCTGTGTCGTCTGGATAATCCAAATCCAATTGATTTTCTTCTACCATGGTGCTTAGATTACCTACATCCCCTAGCCCCTGATTCATTAAGTTTTTTATCAGAGCCGCAGGATCGGCGATCCTGGCCAAGTCGGCCGTATCAAACATGGTTCCTAGATTTTGCATTTGTTCAGCCAAAGCAGGAACATTTTCTGCATTGAATTGATTTGTGACACCACCGGATACTACATCGGTATAATTGTTAAATTGAAATCCCAAATCGTCAAAATTCATTCCTTGCATCATGGCTAAACTGCCTTGAAAAGCAAAGGTAGTTGCTGCATAGGATGAAGCTGAACTAAAAATACTGGTGAAAGCCGATGAACTTGGAGCGCCAGATGATCCAACACCAGCAAATAAACTGTTTCCTTGATCCAAAACACTTTGTGGAATATTGGTTTCGTTAACTCCTTGGATCGTGACGCCAGCTGGCAAAAACCCTGTCAAACAGCAAGGTGCCGATTTTAGTATCTCTTTGATTTCGTCGGTGGCGTCAGCCATTCTACTTTGTACACTACCGCTGACATTGTCCGTGGTGAATGTACCAACCAATTCTTCAAGATCTCCGTTGACTCTCAAACCACTGTTGTTGAGTAGTCCAACACCTGCTATAGTTAATAATCCAGTAAATCCGCTCATATTATGCCAAATTGGCCAATCCTACGTTAGTTAGTTTATGATTCATCATGGTCAATACTCTATTGATTGGTTTGACCTGAATGCCTGAATCTTTATACGTGCTGATATGTATCCAAGCGATCAAGGGACCCTTGGCTGTTGAATATTCCAACAAAAGTTGATCAAAGGCTATGTTACTTTTGATCCACTGAGCAATGACAAAATATTCAGCTGGGGCAATACTTTGTCCGCCTTGAAAAAATTGTATATCCATGGCTTGACCAGTTCCGTGTGGTCCTGCTCCAACTGCGTCACCAGTTCTAAGAGAGTTGGTTAAGACAACATTTGGATATTGTTGTTTGATTGGTTCCCAAGCATTGATGCATAAATGACTCAAATTACAAACAATCTGATCAGGTTGTAGACCCAACTGTGCAGGAACACTATTATATTTTTGATTGGGTATAGCTGGATAGTCTTTGATAAAATTACCCAATGTCGTGCTGGTACCAATCAAGGTAGAAAGATCATAATGTTGATGTATAGCCGAACAGTCGGCTGGAATTCCTGATTTTATTTCTGTCTTGGTATTGTCTATTTGTGATGGAGTGACATTGCCTTTGTCCAGATCTGATTGTTTGAATGTACCATTGGCCACTTGCTCTTTTATATAAGCTTCAGCGCGAGCTTGACCTGTCGGTGTTCCGTCGTCGAGATCGTCATTGCCAAATACCTTGGATAGCACCGACAAGGGAGTGACCGTTGGTGCGGATCCCGAAGCCGGTGATGCCCCATTGCTGTCACCCACGGTTACTGTGGCAGCATAAGGTAAAACGGAATGAGTGACTGGACCGCCCATGTATGTTCCTAAATAGACCCGGCGCCAGCTGGTGTTAGTTGTATACCAGTGGTAACTTGAATATAGTGATCACGCATCTGCTGAATAGCCAAACAAGACATCATAACATGTCCGGTCTGCACCTTTATGCTTTTCTCTGGATCTAGGCTAAACATGGCTTGAATAAGTCCAATGCCCTTGGCACCACCTACTACACAGCAAGGGCGTTCTAGAACATAATGTTCGTTGGTGATCTCAGCCAATTTGGCCACAATTTCATCACCATTGACCAACTTGAGTCCAATGACATCACCAATGTCATAATCTTTTTTCACTATCAACATTTCAATCCTTTAATCTTTCTCGAAGTTCTTCGTCGGTCAACTTGGAAAGTCCCATATAGCCGCCTTCGACGAATATTTGATTTCCTTTATAAATCTGCGGAACAGTTCTGTGCCCTTGAGATAAAACAAACTCTCTTGCAGTACTATCTTCATCTATTTTTACTTCTTCAAACGAAATGTTCTTGCTGTTCAGAAGATTTTTTGCCTGTGTACAAAAAGGACAGTTATTTTTTGAATATACTTTTAACATTTTTCCCCTATCTATATTATAAACTAAAGCCCTTGAAAGTTTCATTGTCAACGTCTTGCTTGGTGCCGCCAATGACATAAGAGCTTAGTTCTACTTCTTGTGGTGCAACTTGAACTTCACTGCCTGCAATCCATTTAGTGGTCCAAGGCAAAGGATTGCTGCCTACCTTGAGACCTGAGCTTAATCCTGCTGCTGCCATTCTCTTGTGAGTCAGCCAATCTACATATTCACACAACAAGAATGCATTGAGACCGATCATGCTGCCATCTTTAAATAAAAATTCTGCCCATTCTTTTTCTTGTTTGCTGGCATTGAGAAACATAGTTTCACATTCAACTTTGGTTTCTTCCTTAATCTTTGCATAATCGGGATCATCATGCGGAAGAATTTTAAGCAGAGTTTGAGTAAATGCCAAATGAAGATTCTCATCTCTAGCAATCAATTTGATGATCTTGGCATTGCCTTCCATCTTTTTCAATTCAGCAAAGGCCCAACTGCAAGCAAAAGACACATAAAATCTTATGCCTTCCAAGGCATTGACAGAATTGATGGCAAACCATAACTTCTTCTTTAACTCATACAGATCTACGACAACATCTTTGCCATTTACTTTGTGTTTACCTTTGCCCAACAATTGATACCAAAGATGATATTGAATGAGATCGTCATAGTATTTGCCAATGTCTACAGCACAGGATACAATGGGTTCAACAGTCATGAGCTCATCAAATATTTGGCTGGGGTCACTGTAGATATTACGTATGATATGGGTATAGCTGCGACTGTGTATGGTTTCGTTGAAGGTCCAGGTATTGATCCAAGTTTCCAATTCGGGTATAGAGACCAATGGTAAGAATCCCAAATTTGGACTGCGACCCTGAACACTGTCCAACAAGACCTGACGCTTTAGATTGCTGGTGAAGATGTGTTGTTCATAACTGGTCAATTCTTTGAAGTCTTTGGCATCACGTAGAATGTCAACTTCTTCCGGACGCCAAAAGACACCAATTTGTTTGTCGGTTAATTTTTCAAACTGTCTATATTTCACAGTTTCATAACGCTGTAGAG